TGTCAATTGTGATCTGTGTTTACGGTAAATTTACTATCGCACGACCTAGGAAGTTTACCTTAAAAAACATCGGAGCTAGACCCAAAGGTGGAAGTCGCTTCGATTAGAGTAATTTGAATACGCGTTAGAAAATGTAAAAATACATCAGGGAATTTTCTATCTCTTCATTGCTCGGTCTGTACCATGGATACTGTTTGATTCAGTTTATCTACTAGAACTTTCCTATCACTTTCAATGTTGATACGTCTGTTAATAAATTTGGGTCAGATAATGCTATTAAGTTTTTAGAAAAACAATTCTTGTCGTACGATATATCTTTTTATAATTGTTTTTAGATTTTCCTCTTCTTCAAGATCTCTAATATGTAAAGAGATTGGTTTACTTCAGTGTTTTTAATGTTTTACTACACATTTATTTACCTCTTTTTCAGTTGGGTTCCTTAAATATTTGTAAATTTGTAAGTTTTAGTAATCAGCTTCGGTTTAGTCAGAACTTAATTGATGATTATTTTCTTTGTTTTAGTCTTCTCATTCCTTAAAAATCTGTTTTATTATGTTTTGAAAATTGGTAGTCCAGAAGTTGTCAATTTTTAATAGTTACTAATAGATCTTTATAATGCTTATAACTTAGATCTTAGTATAGGTGCTGGTCACAAATAAGGTAAATATGCTGGTGACACTGCGGGTGTCGATACTTAATCTTACTTGTTCGTTAAGAAAAGCATATATTCATAACCTACCTACTCCGCTCCAGATTGTAATTTTACAAAAGATACCATAAATGATTGCTGTATTTCTTCTGCTGTTTATGCAGCTTTATTCTTTAAAAATGCTGAAGATTATGATTTTGATACTTAGGTATCTTCTTTCCTTATGAAAGATAAAAAGAAAGCTGATAAAGACTTGATCATTAGGTCTTTCAATGGGTGGTTTGGTGCTGTTCATGCATACATATAAGAGAAGACATAAAATAAAAGTTAGTACACTATTAATATGTACGATGTAGATCACCATCCTCGTAGATTTACTATAAATCAAGGTAATTTTTAATAGTTTTAGTCCTTATTAAAACAATCCTTGGGAATCTATATTCATTCGATAGATCCCGAGTTGATCAATGGCCAAGATTTCCAAGACATTGAAAAAGCTTGTATCATTGTAGCAGATTATCATGCATATGTAGTTCCATAACACGTTGATTCTTCTAGATATCCTAAATATTTGTTGAATCAAGATGATTAAGAAAGCATGATTAGTGTAAAAAAGAAAAAACAAAACAACAGGCCTGAACTAAACAATGATAGACATATCTCCAAATCTAATGTGGTTAAATTTAATGAAATTATAAATAAAATAGATGGAGATTAATTAAGCGATATAACTATGTTAAAAGATTAATCTTCTTCTGACAGACGTTTGAATACTTTGACCAAAAGAGATAATAGCATAACATCAGGATCTAGTTCTTCTAAAAATAATAATTAGGTTTATACATCAGTGTTTTTAACTTCAGTCTAAATAGATTATTTAAATCAATTATTAAATGTAGATGTAAAATTGGAGGAATTAACTCATAAATCTATCAGTCCTGTGATAGATTTTATTATGGATTATCTAGATATTTTTGTAGATGAATAAGATGGTGAATTGTTTTTTATTACTGATTTTTAATATTCTGATTAATCAGCTAAAAGCGCTTTATATTTTGGAGAAGGTTATATGACATAATCTGCTGGTGGAGGAAAAATGTGTACTCTACGTGAAAATCATATTATAGATTATGTTTAATGGGGAATTGATTATGTTCCAAGTTCCGAAATAGTACAACATTTGAAAATATCGGTTGGTTTTAATAGTTATGCTGTTGTATTATCGAAAAAGCCTGTTATCAATTACCCATTCTATCAAAATAGAGATATTAGTGTACATACTCAATTTAATGGATAGGACAGATGCATTTTTGTTGACAGATAAGTGGTCTCACATGTAACTCCATTGCTTATATCATTCCCTGGGTATACCCCTGCAAATTTTTCGGTTATAAAATCTAGATATTTAGAAGCTCATGTAGGTTAAAATTATAAATTTAATAGAATCAATTTTTAGAATGATTTGTTTAATGAATTTTCCAAACATCTTGATGGAGCTATTACCATAGCATATTAAAATTTGGAAAATTAAAAGATTGCTGTTGAGTAGTCTGCGATTATGTTTAAAATGCCATAATGGTTTATTCCATTGCGACACATTATTTCTAAGGCGCCTGTAAAAACAGTTACTCTTGCAGAATTTATTAATAATAGATATTTTGGTTCCTAGTTTTGTACCTTATAGTTTTTAAAAATTGCTTAGTAGATAATTTTCCCTACTTGGAGCGATTATAAAATTGTTTTATTCACCTTAGATTTGTGGACTATATATTTAACTTAGTTTTATTAATTAATATTATTTTTATTTAAAGAAGTTTTAATTAAATGTAAAGTGTTATCTAGCTTATCAAATAACATTAATTTAATTGTTTTAGGCGATTTATAATAAAAGAATAGAGATATTATTAATAGAGTTAGAGGAGTACGTGTTACTAGACACATAGGATCTAGAAATTAAGATGGTCCTGATATGATTGATTAATAATTTGTTACTCATAAGATTAATGATTAATATTTAGACGTTTCAACTGTTTCTCCTCACATTGTTCGGGACTTAGTTTTTTATGATCCTACTACTAAAAGTAAGGTATGTAACCCTAATCCACAATAGTTGAGAGATATGTATTAAGATTTGTGCACATGTCATAAAGTTAAGGCAAAAAGGTAGGTTTCTGATAGTCTCCCTAGTTTCAGTTTAAACACATAGATAGCTTAGTATGGTTCATGTCCCATGAATGCGATCGCAGCAATCGTCGGTAGATAAGGTAAGTCTAATCTTAGACCTAATCCCAAGGTTTTGAAATTATTTAAGGATTGGTTAGATAACTGTGAGTAACCTTTTGAAAAGATGAAAGAAGCTCTATAGTAGATACCAGCGTAAGATATATAATTTTCTAAATATATTGAGCATGTAGCTGAAACAGAACCTCTTAAAGCTGACCATTATATGAAAGCCTATCTAAAAGTTTAGTCCGGAATGAAATTTAATAAAAAATTAGAATCATTTCCTAAGCCTGGTGAATATTTTATTAAGAATAGTGGTATGACTTTTGATTCCTATAAAAATAGACCTAGAAATATCAGTAATCCTAGTTTCGAAGTAAAAGCAATTGGTGGTTGGATAAATTATGTGTTAATGAAATGTCTCAAAATTAGTTACCCGCATTATGTAGCTAATAAGAATGTGGATGAGTTAGAATAGTATTTTTAGAAAGAATTTGACCGTTTTGTAGATCCTGTCTCAATAGCAGTAGATGGTTCCTCACACGACAGTAATCAACATGCTGAGTTGATTGAGATGGTTGATGTTGAGATGTGTAAGCAACTTTTGCCTCTGTTTTATTAGCATTTAGGTTTGTCATATAGTAGATATAGTGAAGTTTTAGATATAGTGAGTGATTTAATTATGGAATTTGAGTGTTACATAAAGGTTAATAATAAGCGATAAAAATTCTTTTCTTTAAAACTTAATGGTACTGTAGCTTCTGGTCATCCTACCAGAACGACTTTAGGTAATAGTTTGCGTGTGATTTTATATAATAAGTTTATGTTATTCTAAGCGGATATTAGTAAATATTCTTTATCTGTAGGAGGTGATGATACTTTCATACTTATAGAGAAAAATCGTCAGTAAGTTTTAGAGAATATTTTCTGGTAATGTTATGCTAAAGAAATGTTCGGTTATCATGGTTTAGGCTAAGCAGCGAAGAAAATGGATGTTCTACCTTAATATACTATAGATTTTCTCTCAAAGATCGGTATATTTAAGAATGGTTTTTGTTATTTGTTTAGAAATTATAATAGGATTTTATTGTTACAGACCTTAAGCGATTCAGATCTTCCTGATTTCCTGTTATCTAGATCTACTGCGGCTTCTCTTCATTGTGCAGGTGGTGATTTAACTTTTATTTAATAATTGAAAAAACATTTTGACTGTCAATATATAGATGGTATGGATCTTAAGAAATATAAGAAGTTGATGTTCATTAGTTCGAGTAGTACTGGGTCTAGATATAAAGCTAATACTGGTATACATTATAGATCGTATCATAATAACATCTATAATGATTATGCTTATTAACAGATTCTTTAGTAAGTTGGTGATTGTGCAGGCAAAGTAGATGATATTACGTATTAGGCAGTTAATTATAGATTGGATGGTT